TGAACGAAAGCTACGATTATGATGTCTTCATAGGTATAGCAATAGGTTTATTTATAATAATGATATTATGGAGGATCAGAATTTAGGGTGTATAATTTTAATATTATGCGCTATTTTAGTCGTCTTATTAGCCATAGCTATTAGACTTTAAACAACTTAATTAAATGATTATGGAAGATATAAAGGAAATAAACATTAACCATCCAGATTATGGTGTAATTGAAATAAGCACTTCAATACCTAATGATATAAATGAATTAATAGGCGATGTTGTAGGGGATTGTGATAAGCTACCACATTTATATCATGCAAATGTTGTAAAAAACGAAGAGGGTAATTTTGATATTAGTCAATTAAAAGTGATAAAACCTGAAGGTGTGAATGTTGGTTGGATGCAGAACTCCAAAGGAAGTAAAAATTTTATAACGGTAATTAAAAACACACACGTAGGAGACGATATTACAATATATCCTTCTGGTGTTATATCTGTAAAATACAATCAATCTAACCAATAAACAAGGTTAGTAATAACTAATAAATAAACTGATATAGGGTAATAGGGCAGTGCCAAACCGAGAAGGGCAACCTTAAACTGTCAACCCTATATCTTTTTTAACAAATAAATAAATGATATGAAAGAGAAATACTATTTATTAACAGGAGATAAACACGATTTTGAAAGAGAATTAAATGAATTGATAGAACAAGGATGGGCTACATTCGGAAATATGTGCGCTGTAAATAATGTTGATTCTATTGAGTATAGTATGTTAATGTTATACCCCCTAAAAAGAGCGATTGAATGAAGAAGATAACGAAATGCCAAATTATTATAACCTCTATGGCTTTAACAAAAAAGGCTCAAACTGAGTTTAATAGAGTTAAAAAGGAAATACTTAGCGGCAAGTTTGAGAGGGAAATGATGGAAGACGGAGAGGTTAAGGTAACGGTATCATTTAAAGATTTAACCAACAACTAAAAGAATAGATATGAATGCAGAAGAATTTTTAAAAGACTATTTTGGAACTGATGACTTTATATTAAAAGTGCATATTGCCTCACACACAGAAACCTTAGACCTGCAAGATATTTATGAAGTCATGGAAGCATATAAACTCTCCACTACTAAGGTGAGTGATGAAGAGATATTATTAAAAGCTAGAGAAGTAGGGGCTAAGTTTGGGAAAACATCTGAATTAGACTTTGGAGCTGGTGCTGAATGGATGAGGCGTAAACTTAAACAGTAATAAACATAAGATATGGAGGAGATAAAGAAATGCCCTATCTGTAAATCTGAGAACTTCAGAGACGTTACAGTTGATTTCATTGATAACATAGAAACTGAAAAGGAAAGAATCTGCAACGATTGCGGTGAATTAATGGATTATTGGGCTTTCGGTTATTGGGAGTCTAATTCTGTAACCAAACCAAAGACAAAAGGCGATGAGTAAGGAAATAGGTATAGCACGTTACTTTTTGATATTAGGAATGGCTATGGGATTTTGTATAGGAGCAATATTTACAATATGTATGATTGCTCACGGAATATGGTAATTAACCAAAAGGGATAAAGACAATAAATGATATGAGTGATAAAGAAACAATTAACGAAATCGTAAAGATTGCAAATAACGTACTTTACTTTGATGATAATTCGGATTACTGTACTGCATTATGGGAGATACTTACCAAGTCAAAACCAGAAATGTTTGAAGATTCAGATGAGCCAGTATTAAAATATATTGAGGATTAACCCAAATAAAGACTAATAATAGACAAATGAAAGAACCAGAGAAAGAGGCTATAAAAATAAGAGATAAATTCCTTAATCATGGAATAAAGGCTTTAGGAGGTGAGAAATTAATGTATGACGATGCTAAGCAATGCGCTTTAATACATGTTTCTTTAATGATAGAAGAATATGACCACGAAGATCACGACTCAGATAGATGGGATCATTGGGTAAAAATTAAGGAATTCATAAACAAAATACAATAGGATGGAAGAAGAAGCACGTAATCCAATGGAGGTGAAAGCCAATGAAGGAGGACTAATAAACATGGAACTGGAGGAAACGATGATAGGAAAGTGTTTAGCGTGTTTTAATTAACCAATAGATAACATCATGCAAGAAGAAGAACTAAAACAACTACTTAACAAATGCTTAAACGATGCAGTTAAAGCCAAGGTAAAAAGAGATAGCAATAGTATAGCTGAATTTATTAATAATTGGATAAAACGAAAATAAGAATATCCATATTATAGAAAACAGAGAAAATTTAAAATATAAATATCCATATTTTCAATAAGTGGATAAAACTAAATTATAAAGAAGATGAGATTAATAACAGTAATGGAAATACAAGGTAACTACCCTGAGAACATATTGATAGATGCGGGAAAAAACGACAAAGGAAAGTTCGACGCTTACATGTATATGAAAAGAGGAGAGGATATTCATAAAATAATGTTATCAACTAATGGCGGTTATTTCAAATCAGAAAAAGAAGCTATTGATTACATGACCAACGTAGCTGAGGACGCGATGAAGGTTGATTTAAATAATGTTTAACCTCCACTTAATAACCTTATAGATATGAAGAAGATACACAAAGTAGCATTAGTAATAGATGGGTACCAAGAGTTTGAATTACCAGCATTTGCAACAATATTAACTGTACAAGTTCAACATGGAATTCCTTGTATGTGGTACGAGTTTGATCCTGATTTTACAGCGAAACAGAAAAGAAATATTAGAACTTGCACTACCGGTAACGGTAAGTTCGAATCTAACACTGTGTACATAGGGACTTATCAAATGGAAGATGGTAATTTTGTAGGGCATGTATATGAATTACTTTAAACAATAACAACTGAGTTATGAAATCTATAAGCGCCTATGACCGAGTGGCTAGGTAGTAGTCTGCAAAACTACGTACACAGGTTCAAATCCTGTTGGGCGCTCTAAATAAACAAAATGCTCGAACAACTAAAACAACTAGAACAAATCATTAGTACGGTATGTTTCTGTATATTTATCCCAACTATCACTGTCGTAATTATATACGCATTATGGAAGACATGGAAAAATTATTGATTCAATGCTTAGAGCTGCTAAAGGGATATGATAAAACAGTAGGTAAGATTGTGCAGGAAAAGTATGATGAGTTGAAGCGTAAAAGAAGTTATCCCATACCTAACGTAGGTAGAGAAGATTTAGATTCAGTAATGGGAGGAAATAAAGTTTGTGGATGTGGTAATAATAAATATTGTCCTTGCGCGCACTTATAATAATTAGTACATTTGAATGTAGATCAGATATTAGTCTGTTGGCTAATTTAGAACCTCCTATTAACGGGGGTTTTATTTTTATTACATTTACACAAGAATAGGTTAAACCCTTCATGCGGAGGGGGATTGGCATACGGTGAAAGCTAGATCAATTTTACCATCTAATCCAATAAAGGTGTGATGTGAATAAGTGCTTATTCTATTTTTTCGTACATTTATACTTACACAGAAGATACACGGAGATATGGCAAACGAAGAAAATCTAAATCCACAATGGAAGAAAGGAGAGAGTGGAAACCCAGCAGGAAGGCCAAAGGGATCACCTAACAGATCAACTGTTGCACGTAAATGGTTAGCATTAATGCTCAAGGAAGTCAACCCTCTAACAGGAGATTTAGAAGAGATGTCTGTAGAGGATTTAATGACAGCTAAAATAATGAAGAAGATCTTTGATGATAAAGATACTAATGCTTATAAGGCTATCATGGACTCAGCATTTGGAGCACCTAAGCAAGAGGTTGAGCAAACTAACATTGATAGGAAACCACCTAAGATCGAATTTACTAAGAGTAAGAAAGATTAATGTCTGACTTCACAAAGATAAGTGAAAAGTACCAACCGTTATTTGAGTTAATACGGGGTGAGCATCCAGAAGTTTATGAATGTATAATTACAGGGGGTAGGGATTCTCAAAAGTCTTTCGCCTCTTCAATGGCATTATGTGACGCTGTAGTGAATCATAATCACAGAGTACTTTATACTAGGTATACTTTAACAAGTGCAGCAGATTCAATTATCCCAGATTTCCTAGAGAAGGTAGATATACTTGGATATAATGATGATGTACATGTTATTAAGGATAGGGTGCAATCTAACCATAGCAAAGGAAAGGTAGTATTCAAGGGTTTTAAATCAGGCTCAGGAAACCAAACGGCAAATCTAAAGAGCCTTAAAGACTTCTCGATATTATTATGTGAAGAGTATGAGGAATTTCCAGACGAAGAAGAGGTTGAAAAAGTAGAGCTTTCAATAAGAGCTACAGATGTTCATGCGGTCATTATTAAAGTAATGAATCCAACGTCTAAAACTCACCATGCCTATAAAAAATACTTCACAGATAAAGGAGTAAAGGAAGGGTTTAACGGAATTAAGGATGGTGTAATGTACATACATACCACTTACCTTGATATGCCTCAAGAGTTCATCGCTCCTAAGAATTTAAGAAAGTATCAGATAGCTAAAGAAGCGTACGATAGGTTAGAGCCTATGAGTAGTGAGGATAGAAATATTCAACCTAAGAAAGATATAAAGCTTTGGAAATATTATAAGCATGTTGTTCTAGGTGGGTGGTTGGATGCTGTAGATGGTATTATATTCGATGATTGGGAGACTTACAAAGATGACCCAGAAGAGTACTCTCTGAAAACATACGGGCTTGATTTCGGATTCAGTGACGACCCTAACGCCTTCGTTCAAAGGATAGAAACAAAGGAAAGTATTTACCTAAGAGTGTTTATCTATAAGGCCGGATTGTTAATGAAAGATCTGGCTGCATTAATTAAAGATGTTATAAAGAATGATGCTAGTGATTGCTATATTATTGCTGATCATGACCCGCAAAACATTGCAGAGTTACATGATTTAGGTTTATTTGTAATAAAAGCTAAGAAACCGAAAGGTTCAATTGTAAATGGTATTAATAAGTTAAAGCAAAAGAACTTATACATACACGAAGATTCTGTAGATCTTATTAATGAGGCTAATAGCTATCACAGTATGGTAATCATTAACTCTAAAGGAGAAACAACCTATCATATAGTTGATAAAGACAACCACGCTTTTGATGCTGGTAGATATGCAGGTAGTGTTTATCCTGTACCATAAAGAAAAAAATTGTATTTTTGATTAAAATTATTATTACATGGCGAATTATTTGAAGAATTTAAGGAACGCAGTATTAAACAAATCGCACGTGAATTATGGTAATTCTTTTTATAGCGACTCAGTTATAACAAAATCTAAAAACTTCTTCGGATCAATATTTGGAATCTTTGGAGGTTTCAAGCTCGATAAGTATGTCGATTTCTTTTATACCAATCATTATTTATTCCAGACCATTGATAAGATAGCTTCAATTGTAGCGGCGCTACCTAGGAAATTAGAAGATGATAAAGGCAAAGAGATTACTGAGGAGGAAATATTAAGATTATGGAACAGGCCAAACTTTGACCAATCAAGAAAGACATTCACAAAAATACTTGCTACTAATTTCCTAGCTACTGGAAATGCATTTGTTAGATACGTTACAGCTATTGGATTCACAGGAGTTCAGGAACAGACAGTTCTAAGAAGTAAAGACATTAAGATAAATACTAATTTTTCAGGAGTTAAAACAGGATACGACTATAGGAATTTCGGTACAACAGTAACCATACCACTAGACCAGATAGGGCAGATACATGAGCCTAATATAATTAGTAACGACTCGAATCAATACTACGGAGTTTCAAGAGTTGAACCTATTAAGCCAGCTGTAATTACTTCTAATGAGGTTCAGATAGCTCAAGCAAACACATTTAAAAACGGTGGGGCTGCTAATATTATCACCAACAAAAGTGATTACCCTATGCTTCCAGACGAAAGAAAGAGGGTTCAAGAAGGTTTGGATAGTCAATTAGGAGGCGCTGAAAAGGCTAATAAAAACGTTGTAAGTAATCACGATTTAGCCGTACTTAATATAGGTATGTCACCTACACAATTAAAGTTAATAGAAAGCGGAGTAGCGCAACAAAGAATAATAACAGCCGGATATAGCTTATCTTCTGTATTGTTTAATGATCCTGAAAACAACACATACAATAGTCAATTAGAAGCTCAAAGATCTGCCTACAGAGATTCTTACATACCTACCGCTGAATTTCTTGACGATGAGCAATCACACGAACTATCTATTCGTTTTGATACACCTATTAAAATAGTTATTGATAGGGATAAGATAGAGATATTGCAAGAGACTAAAGCAGAACAGTCTTTAAGAATATTGGACGCGTTAGCGGTTGGGGTATTAACAATAGAAGAGGCTAGAGAGCGACTTATCGAGATAGATAGAAATTAATTGTATATTTGAACATGAAGAACCACGTAGATATAAAGACTATTGAGAAGATTAAAAAGACTAAGTTAAAAGCATTAGAAGACAAAAAAACTATTAAGAAATGATTGACGTAAGTAAATTTAAAACAACTAAAGATCTTCATAAATTTATATTTGATAATAAAGAAAGTATTATTAAAGCTAAAAAAGAGATGATTCTTAAGGAAGGTAAGACCGTTTCTTTTGCAGTGAATGTTTTAAATGCTGTTGATAAATCCAACGACGTTGTTAAAAGTTTTGGGTTATCTCCTTTAGATGAAGATACAGAAGGGGTTCTTAATAAAAGATTAGTAATCAATACTACAAATATAGTTGACTCACATAAAGACTTACATCTTCCTGGAATGTGGAAAAAATCCTTACAAGAGAATAGGAAAAGAAAGCACTTAAGAGAGCACAAGAGCGGTTTTGATAATGTAATATCTAGCGGTGATGATTTAAAAGCTTACACAATAGACACGACATTTAAAGCTTTAGGGTTTCCTAATCTAAAAGGAACGACACAAGCATTAATATATGACTCTAAAATAAGGAAAGAAAGAAATGAATTC